GATGATTTTTTCTAAATATTGCTTGACAAAGCTAACTAAAGAGAGTATAATACCATTATGTTAACCGTACAAAAAAGATTAAAAGAACAACCAAATTCAGAGTGGGAGTTCCATGAACTCTCATTAGATAAATTCCCAGGCGGGTTTCAAAGAGAATCAGAATGGGCAGTAAAGTACAAAAGAATGAACACAGACCCTAAACATAAACACGAATATAAAGTGGAGCTAAAAACATGAGTGATTTTTTAAAAGATATAATTAGAGAAACAGGTAACGAATATGCAAGTCTAGTATCAGAAGGTTCAACAGGCGATGTGAACGATTTCATTGATACAGGTTCATATATTTTCAATGCATTACTTGGCGGCAGTATTCACAGAGGATTGCCATCAAATAAGATAACTGCTATTGCAGGCGAAAGTGCAACAGGTAAAACATTCTTTGTACTAGGCATGGTTAAGAGTTTCTTAGATAAGAATCCAGACGCTGGTGTTATCTTCTTTGAAAGTGAATCTGCAATTACAAAAGAATTGATTGAAGAAAGAGATATTGATAGTAAGCGTATGGTCGTAATGCCTGTAACTACTGTTCAAGAATTCAGACATCAGGCGATTACTGTATTAGACAAATACATTGAACAAAAAGAATCAGAAAGAAAACCAATACTACTTGTGTTAGATTCTCTAGGTATGTTATCAACTACTAAAGAGATGGAAGATACACAAGCTGGTAAAGAAACAAAAGATATGACAAGGGCACAAATTGTAAAAGCCGCCTTTCGAGTACTCACCTTGAAGTTAGGGAAAGCATCAGTTCCCCTTATTATAACAAACCATACTTATGATGTGGTGGGCAGTATGTTCCCACAGAAAGAGATGGGTGGTGGGTCAGGATTGAAATATGCCGCTAGTAGCATTGTCTATCTTTCTAAACGCAAAGAAAAGAATGGCACCGAAATAATCGGTAACATCATTCATTGCAAGAACCACAAGTCAAGATTGACCAAAGAAAACAAAGTCGTAGATGTTCGATTGACTTACGACAAAGGTTTAGATAGACACTATGGTTTATTAGAACTGGCATTGAAATATGGGATATTCAAATCAGTTTCTACAAGAGTTGAGTTGCCAGATGGCACTAAGACTTTTGGTAAGACTATAAATAATAATCCTGAGAAGTTTTATACACCAGAAATACTAGAACAACTAGACGCCGTTTGTGCAAAAGAATTTAAGTACGGAGACCACATTGAAGAAGTTCAAGACACCGAAGATACCGCCGACACATAAGACCACAAATCCAGTACATCAAGATGATTATGTTTTTGTAGAGAAACCCGGAGAGGACTTTACAGGACTTAAACTGATTAACGGTCCGTTTGCAAGTATCGTTTACAAATATGGTAATGTAGGATTCAGACCTGAGTCTGAGGCAGTCAACGGTGCGTTGCCGATGGTGTTTGATTATACAGTTATAGAAAACAAAATAGAAGCAGACACCGACAGTCAAGAATTTATTAATCATATTGGTGATATACTGGTCATTTTATTAGAAGAACAAATGAAAGAAAGAGAAGAACAAGGCTTGACTTTAGATGATAACTAATGTATAATATAACATTAACATAAGAGAATATACTTGATGGAAAGAATTGAAACGACTGCGATTAGAAATCTAATCCATAACGAAGAATATTGTCGAAAGGTTTTGCCTTTTATCAAAGAAGAATACTTCACAGATAGATTAGAGAAGCTTGTATTCACACAAATATATGAGTTTGTAAATAAGTATAACAATCTTCCAACAAAAGAATCTTTGTCAATTGAGATGAACTCAAACAAAGGCGTGAGCGAAGATGAATTCAAAAGAATGAATGAAATCATTTCATCTTTAAATCCAGAACCCATTAACTTAGATTGGCTTGTTGAAACAACAGAAGTCTGGTGTAAAGACCGTGCTATTCATAATGCAATTCTAGGCGGTATTCAAATACTTGATGGCAAAGATAAAGACCATACTCCAGAATATCTTCCTGAAATGTTGTCAGAGGCATTATCAGTTTCATTTGACCAGAAAGTCGGGCATGATTATCTACTTGAGTCAAAAGAAAGATATGATTATTACAATAGAAAAGAAGAACGACTTGAACTCGATTTAGATTTCTTCAACAAGATTACAAGAGGTGGTATTCCATCTAAGACATTGAACATCTGCCTTGCAGGCACCGGCGTCGGTAAGACCATGTTTATGACTCACCTGGCTGCAACAACATTGTTACAAGGCAAGAATGTATTGTACATCACAATGGAAATGGCAGAAGAAAGAATTGCCGAAAGAATTGATGCGAATCTATTGAATGTCGGCATGAGTGATTTAGAAGAATTACCTTATAAGATGTATGAATCGAAGATAAATAAGTTACAGAATAAAACAACTGGTCAATTAATTATTAAAGAATATCCGACTGCAACTGCACACATAGGGCATTTCAAAAATCTATTGAGTGAACTTGCATTGAAGAAGTCTTTCAAACCAGATATAGTTTTTATTGATTATTTAAATATATGTGCCTCGTCAAGATTCAAGGCTGGTTCAAATGTTAATTCATACACATATATAAAGGCGATTGCTGAAGAACTTAGAGGCATGGCAGTCGAACATGATATTCCAATATTCTCTGCAACACAAACGACTCGAAGTGGTTTTGTAAGTAGTGATGTTGGTCTAGAAGATACTTCAGAATCATTTGGGTTGCCAGCAACGGCAGACTTTATGTTTGCATTAATTTCATCTGAAGAACTTGAAGAAAAGAATCAGATAATGGTTAAACAATTGAAAAACAGATACAACGACCCAACGATAAATCGAAAGTTTATCATTGGCGTTGACAGAAACAAGATGCGTTTGTATGATGTAGAACAACATGCACAGACAGACCTTGTAGGTAGTGGTCAACCTGACACAACAATAGCGAGTAAATTCACGCAGAAACTTGGTGAGTACTCAGACTTTAAAATATAACAAAGGAGAAACAAATGGCAGTAACAATTAATGGTATAGATTATGAACAAGAAGATTTAGCGCCTGGCGTTGCAAATTCAATTGCACAAGTTCAAAATGCAAACGCTATGATAGCAAGAATTCAAGCTGATTTATTAAATCAACAAATCATTGCACAACATCACAGTAAGTTTATTTCAGATAATCTACCTGCTCAAGTTGAAGATAGTGAAGAAGCAACTGATTCAGATGAAGATACTACTGAAGAAGTAGAAGCATCTACTGAAGATGAGTAAAAATAGTCAAGGCGAAAGATTCAATGAAATCTTAGATGTAATTAAGAAATTACATGATGACAAGCGCCATGATTATGGTAATGACGATATATTCGCCAACTTCAGATTGTCTGAGATGGCGGGTATATCACCCTGGAAAGGTTCTGTTATTCGTATGGGTGATAAGTATGCTCGTATAAGTAACTTTATAAAGAAAGGTGATTTCAAGTTCAAAGAAGAAAGCATTAAAGACACCTTAATGGACATGGCAATATACAGTTTGATTACGATTATATTGTATGAAGAAGAAATGTTCAACGACCATCTAAAACAATTTGAAGAAGGCATGAAAGAAAATGAGTGATGAAGAAGTATTACTTGTAGGACAAGATTGGACTGCAATGCATAGTCACCGTGATGGTGAATTTACATCAGAAGAACTCAAGAACTTTCATGAGTTTGCTGTGAAAGGTCCGAGTAGCGCATACAAAGACCTTACAGATTTAGGTCCCGAAATAAAAGATTTCTGGATTAAAGATATTTGGGATAGAGTTAATCCTGGAGTTAAACTATTATCACACAGCATCAAGACTAACCAGAAATGTTCTATCAAAGTTAATGCTTCGTCTAGCAATGAATACACAACTATTGTTTATTTAAATCCTGATATGAAACCAGAAGATGGTGGTTCATTAGAACTATGGACGCCAAACCTAACTGACGAAATGAAAGAGATGGCG